GGGGGGGGGGGCTTAGCCCCAATACCGTCTTCGACGGTATGTACCGAAACTCAGTACGTGGTATGAAGGATCAACGGTCCTTCACACACAAATATTTCTCCAAATGAGGAAGTTCCGAAATCCCAAAATAATGCAAATGTAGATGTTTTGCAAAAGATGGGGAAACAGACAACCAAAGAGGAGAAATAGAAAGAGCCTTCGAAAGCTCTTCAACTTGAAGTTGTGACAACGAACTCAACTTGCAAGGCAAATGAGTTGAGGATATGAAAAGACGATGTTCAGCACACGATCGAAAACCGCGGCAAGGCTTAGGTGAAGGGACTTCAAACCAGCCATCTACAACTGGTGAAGCCTTCAAAGAAAGCATGTCCGAGCACATCCAACAAGCCATAATGTTGAAGGTTGACGTTGTCAAATTCAGAATTATCTGAATCGAGATTTACTCTTACGCCAATTTGACTTGGCAGAAGAAACAACATCTTGCTGTAACTTCAAAACGCAGTCCAAACTAGGATCAGACAACTCAAACAATTGTTTGAAGTTGCTGAACGAAGACAGGCTTTGCTTCATGGCTAATATAGCAGGTAGGATCGTTCCCACCTCCTTACGATATTTAACAGCCATGACCAGCGCAAGCTGGTCCGCTACTCCAATCTTAAACAGAGATGCAGTAGCATCTTTCATACCGGTAAACACCTCTCGTAAAAGAGACTCATCCTGAGGAATGTCTTTACGTGAGAGACGTTGAGCCAGACGAGGGATATCGGGACACCATAGAAATGTCCCGTTTACTTCTAGTACCCACCGGGAGCACAAGTAAAATCCAGATGTGGACTCAAAGACTTTAACTGAAAAGTTAAACATCTTTGGGTACTTATTACTGTCGAACGACAAGCTCTTGGTGTACAAACCAGAAAAATCGTCTCCGACACAACCGACTGCCACAAAGTTTTTAAAACCCAAAACATAATTGTTTACAACTAAAGTGACGACGGAATTCCCCAGCAAGGTGGCAGCGTCCCCCGTACGACGCTGCCAACTTGTGGTAAATGCAAATCCAACACTCGCCTCAGCCATATGACAGAGACGGTGAGCTTCTTTCCATTTAAATATAAACTCAGGATCCGCACCCAATCGCAAGAAAACCTTATCTTGGATCAATTGATGAAGTTCCATTTGCGACTTATCCATTTGCGATATATCAATCTCAATGGATTTATAAACGCCAATAGATGAAAATCTATTGGCAACCCACTGAGCCATATCGTGGTTGTCGCAGATGGGAACACAAATATTGGGCATCAAAACAGCCAGGAGACGATCTGTCAGCTGTCGAAAAACGGGTGATGCCACTTGTGTTATATCTTTGCCATGATAAGTAATAGTCGCGGGCCTTTTAAACTCAGTCTGCACAGACGTATCTGAACAAGGCTTGCGAGTTTGCTTGACCATATGCGAAAACTTATTACAACTAGCAAATGATAAGTTAGACGGTTTCGGGATTTTATCACCGACAACGTCTAAATATTGCTGCGCAGCATCGGCAGCAACTCCCACAACAAAGGGAGAAAGATTAGATAACCTACTCTCATCCACACATTCCGAGAAAAATTTTTCCACCGCAACGGTAGACAAATTTTCTATGTCAATATTTTCGGATGTCAGAGGAACATTAGCGTTCCTACTCTCATAAGCCAATATTGACATAGTTTGACTTGGTCTCACTCTCTCAAGAGCCCCAGTCTTTAGGACAGGAGAAAAGTGAATACCAGGCGCAACCACAGACGATCTCCTACTAAGATCAACGCGACAACGATCGAGTGACAACGACAAATCACTGAACTCGATAGCGTCTTGTTGGATCTCAGTATCGACGGCCGTATTGCCAGGGTAAAAGGCCTCTATAAGATCCCCTATAGCGGCCAACCCTGATACGCCGGGCTCATCGTTCAAATGAGGAATCTTAACGTCCAAATCAACATGCCCGACGGGCATGTGATGAGAACAAGAAGGATTATTCATTTCAACAATTTCCAGAGCCCTGTCTGAGATGCGTGTGGGTTTTACCACCACTGGCACATCACAAACTACAAGATTGGGAGCATCAACAATGAGCTCCTCACCTGGTATATCTGCATTCGCAACAGACGATCCTCGTGACAACTTGCACAACTTGGCAACAACATCCTTTGGATCATCTGGTACAACAGAACAGTAAGTAAACTGACCAGTATGTCGAGTCACTGCTACCAAACTGTAGTAACATCTAGACATCTCATACAAGTCACAACTATTTTTCGATAACCGAAAATATACAACATCTGTATATGTGCTACCTTGAGCACCATGAACGGTGGTAGTCAAATACTCCTCCAAAGTACTAACCGTCACCAAGGGTTTCTTCCCTTTCCCTTTGTCCCGTTTCTCACCCAAAATCTTCTTCCACCTGGTCATCAGCATGGCCACGTCCTTTTGGGTTTGAGAAATGTAAAGAGCCCCTTTTATAAGGGGTATGTCGTTAACAGAATGAACTTCTTGCAACGACATACTGGACGTGACTTTACTCAAAGACCGAAACTTCTTCTTCTTGTAAAGACCCATCAGATTAACGGCCTCCACCACATCCTGTGGACATCGCCGCGTGTCCTCACGTAAAGACACTTTCCACTTGACTAAGTCTCCCAAAAAGGGAAACCTTTGTTCAAAAGTGGGAACGCGTATGGCATAAGGAATTTGTTCAGTGTCCCCATAAACACGTAATTCCTTAGCCTTACAACAGGAAGCCACCAACATGACAGCTCCCGGCATGGTAGAATAAGCTTCATCTACCACTAACACATCCACCTCCACGTTGGGATTCAACAAATAGGAGTCGATGGTCCGAAGATATCTACGATCGACACTAGGAAGGTTCTCTCGAAGATCTTCAATACTAGTTTTAATAGGAGACACGACAAGACACTTCTTATCGCAATTCCTAACAAAATTAGTAATCTCGTAAGTCTTTCCACAACCTGCCACACCGTCAACCATATTGAAAGACGTGGCATTCAGTGAAAAGGAACGAGATTTATACTTATCGTATATATAAAATCCATTTATAAGCTTCGAGTCAGAGCAAAAGACAAGATAATCACCAATCTTATCATGGTACTTTGACGAAGCTTTAGCAGTTGGACGTGGAACACCCTTTTCCACGTCAACGCTAATAAAACCAGCTGCACAAAAAGCCACAGCATGGTTAAAGTGATCCGGCTTAAGCAACCAGCCCTCACCTTTGCGCAAGCAGTACACACCCCAATCAGAAGGGTCCATACAATAATTCGGAAGCAGACGAACATCAGCGCAAACATTCCTAAGAAAGGAATGCATTTTATTCCAGAGATTATTATAATCCTGGGATAAAAGATCCAAATACTCCAAAACAGAAGCCTCAACAATCGACTTAGCGTCGGAGCTCACAGGAGGAAGAGGTCCAACGGGATCCACAGCCTTTGGAGCTGTAGACACAGTGTACTCATCCACCATAGAAGGATCAAAAGAGACTTCAGCACAAACCGCTGATTCCTCTTTTAAATCAGCCGGCATGAGGTCAGCTACTTCCGCCTCATCCGCCCAATTTAACGCAGCAACATTTACCTCACGAAACTGTTCCACGTCGTGCACAACAACGTCGGAAAAGTCTGAGGTATGTCGTATAGACGACACACTAGCTACGTACTCATAAACCGTACTTACCCTCATGTTATTGTTTATGAAGTCACCTACATTGGAAATGTCGGAAAACTTCTCAAACAACTTGGACGGTAATACAAACTTAAGGAAAGAAGTAACTATATCCTTAAGAGCAGAAACAAAATTACTAAAATGGAAAATTTTAGTAATTTGACAATTATCAATATTAAGCAAAGCTTGGGACTCATCGTCCTTCACGACGCACAATTGATAATAAATTGCCATAGCTATGGGATTCAACCACTCAGCTGGCAATGGTTCCCGCCTAGTCACTGCCGTACCATTAATAATAATGGACTGGCTGTGACTAGCTAAATACGTTATGACAACCTGAAAGTTTTTCCGGTGATCTTTGGGCTCGAACGTATACAAGCTCCTAAGACACGCTGAAAAAACTGTGTCAACCAACGTTTTAGAGACTACATATTCATCAAAGTAACTGTGCCGCAGAAATCCCTTATACCGGAAAGACCGAAACATGGGCACTTTGAGAACGTAGTGGGAGGCCATAGAACTCAACCAAGCACAACTAAAGTTGAGCTCCGACCTAAGAGAAGGGAATCGCAACCGAGTGATGGTAAAATAAAGACTCCCATCACGAAATTTGTCCCTCTCCAAGCAAAATCTAGCTCCATCACATTCTACAATGTGACAAGTCATCCACTCAAATACAGTGGAAAACTTATGCCTATAGGCCATAGTACTGTCATCCTGAAAATGATATTCAATAAAAACGTCGTCAAACCCAGGGCAAGACAGAGGCCTATCACCGGTAGTAGATAAACGATAAAACCTATCACCCAGCTTACACGGATGGCAAGTAAGCGGAACGCCCAAAGGCGTCACCAAACGCCAGTTACACTCCAGAATAGGAAGGTAACCCTTCGTTTGAACTAGCATAGCCGGTTCGGCAATCATACAACCCTTCACCATAGTCATATCATGCTCCACCATACCCTGACATACCGGAACAGGTAGCATGTCATAGGATGAGTGGATCATAATACCAAAACGAGCCCGTCGACCGCAAGAAACCGTACGGCGAACAGACTCATCAGAGGCAACGGAAGCAGACGCCACAGAGACTCCCTCAGGAGCTCCTTCCTCAACACAAGAGGAATCACACGAAATATCACCACTTCGCTCTTTCTTCAAAGAAGAAACAACTGAGTTAACACCCTCGGTAACCCAGTTAACGGCAACGTCGGCCAAGTCGTCGAACGTCTTCTTAGGTGGAAACTTACCACCCGCCAGACGCCTACCGACTTGAGTCTCCACGTCCCAGGGAGAAACAGCAAAAGAACCCGAAACAACGGCATCCTCAAAAGGAACCGAAGAAGAATCTTCAACTGTTTCAAAAGAACTTTGAAAAGTTCTATGACAAAACATGGAACAATCCATTCCATTGTCATCGGGAGTTCGACAAGCGTCATTGAACTCCCTCAACCTATCACACAAAAGTTCTAGGTTGGGAATCTCCTTCAACGTTGCCTTAACCCTACGCGACATGGATGAATAAGCAGACACCTGCTTATCAATCACCCATTTCTGAAGGTGCATGCAACGTTTAGAGAACCGTTCATCGTCCCTCGAATCCAAAATAGGAGCACAACAATGAACATGAGTGAATCCGTTCCTGACATGAAAGAAAAAATCTCCTCCGATGTCAATCAACGGTTCATCCTTAGGAAACGACAAGACAGCCTCAAGCGTCTCAGCAGTCCTAATAACGGCCGCCATATTGTGCGGACCGTCATACCTGGGTGTGTACTCAAACTCAAACCCGGGAAATAGAGATCGCAAAGTAGCCAATTGATCAGGACTAATAGACCTGACAACTCGCACCTTGCGCAAACTTTGACGAACCAACTCAGCTTGTCGAAGTTTCTCTAAATAGTCAGCCCGTAAAGAAGCGCTGACATTTGAGTCATCGTCAGCAACGGCTCTGCGAATAACAGAGCCCCTGACTTGCTCAAATTGCAAACTACCCGGCTCCAGGTAGTCCACAGCCTTAACCTGAGGTAAAGAACCCAGATTAAATTGGGGAACATCAGCCCCAAAAAGATCATTGTCATTCAACCAGGCAGCATCAATAAGAGCGCCCGTCGACTTGTCAATATGACACACACATCGCTCAGAAGTCGAATAAACAACCCTGAACGATCTAATGCGCATATTGCCATGTCGAATAACAATCTCCTTAAGTTCCTTGCCCGTAAGCAAGAACTTATATTCCCCGACATGCCTCTTGACAGACATAGCGGTGGACAACATAGCAAACTGAGCTGCCAAGATGTCGAATATCCTTCCCGGATATAAAGACACATCGAAACAGTTCAAGTAGCAGAAGCCACCGGTATCGGTCAGCGCTGACAGGAACACCGAGGGAATAGTGAAAAGACTCAAAAGTTTATCCATCTTATCACGCTAGCAACGGAATCACAAAGACGGACTAGCCCAAAACTGTATAAACAACAGATAAGAGCTTTTATC